CAACCGTAATGTAATTAGAGCAACGGTCTTTTTCTTTTTATTTTCTTTATTTTCCATACTATTACTACCTTTCAGCGATTTTTATTTTTTAAATTTTTCCCATGTTTCTGATTTTCCCAATTAAAAGCATCGTTTAATCCAATCTTGTATATTTTAAAAGTATATGTTTTTAAAACTTTCATTATTATTTTATCACAAAAATTAAGATTTTCCCCTATTTTATCAAAAATTATTTGTTTTTTATTATATTTTCTCATAAATATCCCTCCTATGAATGATATTTAGAGATATCTCTTATTATATATTTTACCATATTATGTAAAACAAAATAACTATTCTAGTCGTTAGGTATTATCCTTGCTTTTCATTGATACTACTTGATTACAAAATTCGACAAAAAACGACTTTTTCCCATTTTTTCCTATAAATTCTCATTATCATTTCAAGTCATTTACTAATTTATCAATATAATCTTCTTCTGCATTATTTGAATTAATAATATAATTGTCAATAAATTTTTCTTTTTCATCTATATATAATTTTAATCCATTATAATCTTTTCTTTCTGTGTACCATTTTACTTTATTTATAATTTCTTTACATATTTTTAATTCTTCCATATTATCACCAAAAAAATTATAACAGAAATACCTTAATCGTGCAATAGTTATAGTGCCTGTATCTTAAAGCAAAAAGAGTTTAAATATAAATATGTTCATTGTAAAATAGATATCAGAAAGGAAGGTGAGAAACTTGGTATATGTAAGAGTAAAAGAAATATTAAAAGAAAAAAAGAAAACAAAGTATTGGTTCGTAAAAAAAATGGAAGGAGGTTATCAAGCATTATCACATCTGATAGATAATGAAACTACTGGAATACATTTTGATACATTAGAAAAACTTTGTAATGTTTTAGAATGTGAACCAGGAGATATCTTAGTTTTGAAAAAAAGAAAGGAAAAATTAAAAAAATGAGTAAATTACTGAATCAATATAATGAACTAAAAAAGAATGATGCATCTTCAGTTTACTTGTTTAGAGTTGGGATTTTCTATAACATTTTAAATGAAGATGCAAAATTAATCAACGAGAAATTAGGGCTTAAAATAACCGACTTGGGACCTTCAATATTCAAGTACGGATTTCCCGTTTCTCAGTTAGATAAATATATCATACTACTAAATAAAATGAAAATAAAGTATAAAGTAGTAGATAATTTGCCAAATACAAATTTAAATGATTATATGAAAAACGTAGAGATAAAAAAAGTTTTGAATAAAATTTCTAATCTAGATATGAATAATACTACATTTCAACAAGCATTTAATATTTTATTAGAAATTCAAAATAAATTAAAAAATATTAAGTAGAGGAAAACATCCTCTACTTATTTTAGTAAATATCTATATTTTTAATACTTGTCCTGGATAAATTTTATTAGGATTTGCAATACCATTTTTCTTTGCGATTTCCTGGTATGTCGTTCCAAATTTACTTGCAATTCCAGACAAAGTATCTCCAGATTTTACAATATATGTTTTAGATGAATTAACACCAGATTTTTGATTTACTATTGTTTGTATTGTATCATAATCATACCCTGCTGCTTGTAGTTTTTTCTTTCTTTCAGATCCATTATCCCATTTACCAGCTAATACTTCATTTGCAATTTCCTCATTTGATTTTTTTGAAAAAATACCAGACAATTCATTAACTCTAGCTTGTACTACATCATAGTTATAACCTTCAGCAACTAATCTATTTTTTCTATCTTCGCCATTTCCCCAATCGCCAGCAAGAACTTCTTGTGCTAATTGTTCTATTGACTTTTTAGCTGGTGTATTTGAAGATGAATTACTATTGTTATTTATTATTGATGGATAATCTTTATATGCCTCATTCATATCCACATTACCAGATATACCATTTACACTACCGCTAGATGTGTATTGCCATAATCCATAAATATTTTTATCAAATGATGCTCCCTTATTCCACCAAGCAATCCATTTATCAAATCTGTTTAGTCTTGAAGAATTTAGTTTTGTATCAAACCATGATTTTGAAGCATAAATTGCTGCATAATATCCTGCTTCCTCAAACATTAAACATTCTTTTTCACAAATAGATACAAGAACATCATTTGATGGCATACCATGTTTTCTTTTATATCCATCTGCATCTTCCATATCAATAATAACTGGAAATTTCACTTTATCTTTATATGGTGCTAAAGTTTTTATTACTAAGTTTGCTTCATTTATAGCATTATTTATATTTAATGCATAAGAATATGTATATACACCAAATGGCATTCCTACTCTAATACATTCTTCTATATTTCTGATAGCTTTACTATCTACTGAATTTTGCCCATAACTAATTCTTATAATAGCAAAATCAATTCCTGATGCCTTTACTGCATCCCAATTAATATTACCTTGATGTGCTGATACATCTATTCCTTTACTCATTAGTCCCACCTCCAAATTCATTTTCATCTCTTTGGATTTCTCCATTTCCTAGAATTTCATTTTCTTCCATTGAAAATTCCACCTTTCTTTACAAAATAAATACTGGAAGATTTTTTATTTTTCTTCCAGTATTTTAAAATTACAAGAAATTTATTCTTGTATTAAGTTATTGATTTTTAGCATCATATAATACAGTAGCGGTACCAATTCCACCTAATGCAGTAACAACTGCTTGTATTATACTATTTGCATCTAATCCCTCAATATGAATTATACAACCTATTATTGTCGCTATAATTCCTATCAAAATATTTTGTATTGGAATAGGTAATGTTTCATTCCATCCAAAATGCTTTGATATTTTACCTAAAATATAAGTAAATAATGTTGTTATAACATATACTAATAATTGAACTGTCATTACTTTTCCCTCCTTTCTAAATCTTCTATTCTGTGATTTGCCACCTTTATTTGTTCTTCCAAAACAGGAACTCTTTGTGCAAAATTATTATGTGATCTGACCTCTCTTGTAAGTTCTTCCAATTTTGTATCTGTTACTGCTTGTTGTGTTGATAATGTATTTTCAATTTTTTTATTATTGGATAAATTAGAAAGGACCACTCCTACAAGAGATAGTCCACCTGTTATTATACAACCTATTATCGTTTCCATTATTGTTCCTCACTTTCTTTAGTATAAAGAAGGAGCCCTATCTAGACTCCTCCTCCAATTTTTCTTTTACTTTTTTTCTCCATAGTTTTGGAACATCTTCAATTGTCATTGTTTTTAAATCTCTAATTTGAATTACATAAAAATTAACCATTGCCAAGTACCTCCCCAATTTCCATAATTGCCTGTTCTAATGCAGAAATTCTTTCTACATCCGGAATTGCCACAACCCTTTTTGCATTTTCTTCTTTTGCAAATTTCAACCATTCATCATAATTTGCTTCAATACTTTCTGCAAGTGTATCTCTACTATTTACTTCTACTTCATACATATCGTATAAATATCTTGTTGTTTCTACTCCATCTGGATCTGTAACTTTTTCCTCTATTATATTGTCATAAAAAAGAACGGTACATTTACCGTTCTGATGTTTGCTTATTTCAAATTTATTTGGTTTTATTGAATTTTCTGTTTGCATAGCTCACCACTCCTTTTAACTTATTTATATCTATATATGGTCTTATATATTTTTGATTAAAATTGTAACTGTTACAATGTTTAAGCCAACCATAATAACTTATCATTGCTGAAGCATCTGTCAAGGTTACTTTATTTCTTTTATATATTCTTTTTGCCCTTCTCTTTATCCTTAAAAAATTTCCACGCCTTAAAGTTGTATATCCTCTGTAATATCGATACCCAATAAAATCAACTGGCCTACTATCAACTCTAAATAGCTGCCAGTTTTCCTTTAAATTTAGGCCTTCCTTTTTCAACTTCAATTCTATTTCATTTTTTATTTTCTTCAATTCCTTCTTATTTCTGTGAAAAAGTAACATATCATCCATATATCTTAAATAATATTTTACCTTCATTTCTTCCTTTATAAAATGGTCTACATCTTGCAAATAAAAATTTGCAAACCATTGTGAAGTATAATTTCCGGATTGGAAGTCCATTTTCGGAGCTATCAATTATTTTTTCAATAAGATCTAAAGTATCTCTATCTTTTATAACTCTCATAAACTTTCTTTTCATTATTTCTTTATTTATCGATGGATAAAATTTTTTCACATCAAGTTTTAAAGCATATTTTGTATTTTTTCTATCATTTACCAATATTTTTTTTATATATTTTCCCCCATAATGTATGCCTCGGTTTGGAACTGAAGCACAGCAATATTCATACATTCCTTTTTGAATTATTGGTTGTATCTGCTGCATCAATGCCCAATGAATAATCTGGTCCGGATAAAATTTTGGTTTATATATAATTCTTTCTTTTTTTCTTGCACCATCGTGAATTAGCATTTTTATATATGGACTTGGTGTATATGTTTTATTGATAAGCATATTGTATATTTCATCAACATAAAAATTGACATCTTCTAATATTTTTCTTACACCATTTCTATCTTTTTTTCCTTTTGATGCATTTATAATTGCTTTTCTAATATTTTCTTTTTTTGTTATCTTTTCATATATATTTCCTACTCTTTTCACTTTCCCTCCTGGTTTCTTATTTCGTCTACCGATTTTTCGCTCAAAAGGAGCTACTAGACCAGTCCAGTTTCGACTCTATTTTTAGCAAGTGCTATGGAAAATGATGTGTAAAAATAATTTAAAATAAGTAGGCGAGCCCCGTAATTCCAGTTCGAATTGCCGGAACCATTGTTCAAATTCAAGTAAAAGAACCCATCATTAGCACCATTGTTGAAATTACCCCCAGCAAACGCTAAAATTCAAAACGACAATTACAGGATCGCACACATCAAATCCCCTGTAGGATATTATATATATTTTTTTTAAAAATTTTAACTACTCTTAAATTAAGGTATTTATAATGGAGGCTGGCCGCCCCCATACCCCTGCTTATTACTGGTATTTAAGAAGGCGAGCCCCGTAACCCCAGTTCGAATTGCCGGAACCAAGGAGCAAACGCAAGTAAAAGAACCCATCACTAGCACCACCGCTGAAATTACCCCCAGCAAACGCTATTCTGTTTCCTTCTGCACACCAATAATAATCGCAAGTTCCTGTACCAGAGCTTCCATTTGATTCTATTGGTATTGCTATTTCAGGATAATTTTCATCATATCCTAATTTACTTGTATAGCAATTCGTTTGTTTTAAATTTGTATATCCAACTGGTTTATAAGGAGCAACAAATTTATCAGAAGCATATTGAGTAGGATCATCACAAACATATGCCACATAATCTTTAATATTAAGCCCATCTATTGCAGTAAACATATTACTAAACACATTTTCAATTCCTCTATATATAACTGAATGACATCCGTCATTTGATAGACAACCTGATTTCATTCCTAATTCATCACATTGTCCTGCTTTTTGACCTATTCCCCACAAAGCATTTCCTACTGCTATATTAACGGCAGCTCCATCAAAATACACTGCCTTACCAGTTACACTTCCATTAGAAAATTCTTCTATTTTGGTTATTGTTCTTTCTGATGCTACAGAATTATTCCAAGCATCAGTTGCTCCTATTGATACATTTCTACCAACACACATATTACTTGAATTTGCTACAACTATTCTGTTAACATTATTTTCAGCAATTAAGGCTTTTTGATTAAACCATTCAGATACTCCTCTACCTAGTTTACTTTGAGAATTATAGTCAGCATATTCAACTAAATACAACAATTGTAATATAAAGTATCTAGTATCCATTTGACAAAATCCTTCGCCTACTGCAGTCGCTAAAGTTCTAAATGCTGCTATTGTTTTGTTATATGCAGGAATTGTTCCACTAATGCTGTGGGCATTTCCTTCTGTATCTATGCTAATTCCATATCTACCAATAGAAAATTCTTTACTATGTTTATAACCTGCTCTATTATAATCAGATATATAAATATATTCATAATCACCTTTAACTTCTCTTTTGAACCAAAATTCTGGAATCCTTGTAAGTACTTCTCCATTTGATCCATCAAATTTAAAACCTGGTTCTCCATAAAATGCTGTTATTTTTTTATTTTTCGTATCATAATTATATGTAATTATATCAGACCATGGATATAAATTATCAAAATCGTTTTGAACTTCATCCCCATTTTTTGTTGCATTTGCAACCAAACCTGTATTATCACAAATTCTCTCCCATTTTGAAAGAACATTATCTACAATTTTTCTTCTAATACCATAATTTTTCCCAACAAATTCTCTAGCTTCAGTTATTGCTTCTTGTAATTCTTTTTCAGTTACATATATTTGAGTAGAATCTAATGTAATTGTAACATTACTAGCATTATCAACAATAACATTTATTTGAATATGTTTTTCTATTTTTTCAGCAATAGAATTATTTATATATTCTGCATTACTTCCTGCATTTGCATAAGCATATAATACTTTTGCTTTTGTATCCGGATCAATTGCAAATAATCCAATTTCTCTAAAATAAAATGCACTTTTTGCATCAGTATTTTTAAAAATAAAAGATACACTTGCTTGTGTATCCCCTGTTATTTTTGTTTCTTCAATTGGACATTCTAATACTTTTGTAGTTAACGCTGTTTTATCTGCAGCATTACCACTCAAATTTCCGCTACCTATTTCAGCATGGTCAAATTGTATTTTCTTTCCCTGCAATGTTTTTGCTGCCAATAGGGCACCTTGCTTTGTTATATAGACTTTTTCAAATCCCATTTTAATCTTTCCCTCCTATTTCAATATAATCTTGGCTTGCTAATTGTAAACCTAAATTAGTATTTTGATTTATACTTATATTTTCCTTTTTTTCTTCTGTAGTTATATTTAAGTCAATGTAATCTTGCCTAGACACTTTAGAACCTATGCTTTCATCTGCATTTAATATAGTATCTTCTAGTATTATATCTGTGTTCGGATCAACATTCATATATTCCATATTAGAAACAACTAGTCCAATATTATTTTCTTGTATAATTGTTATATCCTCTTTTCGTTCAAATGCTATTGCATTTAGATTTATATAATCTTGACTTGATATTACTGCACCTATAAATTCATTTGCTTTTGTTTCCAACTTGTAGTCTAACATAATATTTGCAGGTATTTGTTTTACCAAGTTAGTTTTTAACATTTCTGCTGCTTCGGTATATACCAAATTTATAGTAATATGTAATTCATAATCTTTGGCTTCTAATTTATAGTTATCTTTTCCAATGCTTTCATTTAAAGTATTTATCAACCATTTTAATGTATATGGCACTTTATTATTCATTTTAAAAAGAATATTCATCCTTCTTGCTTCTATTGTTTCTGCCTTGTTTGTAATTCCATATATTTTTTCATATCTGTCTAATCCATAAGTCCTAGCAGATTTTACAATTACTTCTCTTAATATACTATCTATCAAATACCTCATACTTTCGATTTCTACATCTTCTGCATCAAAAATCTTATTAAATTCAACTACATTTTTTAGAAATGGTGGCATATATTCTACTAACTTCATTTTAATGTCACCTCTTTCAATGTAGGAATTTCAAATTTTTGTAATTCTATATTTGAAGCCTTATTATTTATAACTGTATTTGCTACATCTATAACTCCATCTGCATTTAGAATTATTGTATCTATTTGAGATTTTCTTATAATAATGGTTTCTGTGTTTTCCCAATTTTGCTTTAATTGTAAGAAATAATCATTTATTAATTGTTTTATTTGTTTTCTTACATTTTCAATAGTTGTAGTTTCAGATATTGTAACAGTAGAAGTTATAGAAATTTCAATTTCCTTAACTGTATCAACTGTTACAACATGTCCAATTGGGGCAATTCCTAATCCTTCATCTGTAAAATCAGGGCATATTTCTTTTTGAACTTTATCAATTAAAACTTGTGAGGCCTTATCAAAATTACTATCTAATATTGTAAGTTTAACGGTTCCTGGCCCATTCCATATTGGAGTAACCTTTACACCACCAACTCCGGCTATCTCTTTTGTTTTATTTTGATAATCAATTATATTTCCACCAAACCCTTGCTCACTTGTGGTCTCATAGTACCTACTTCTCAAAGAATCGTCGCTTTCTTCATCTTCTCCAGGAATTAAAATATCTGTTAGTTCTGCTTTTGCTAAATTTTCTATATAATTTACTGGTATTAAATTCCCAACATAATTATTTCCTATTGCTCCAGCAGTTTCACATTCCATTTTATAGATTCCTTTTTCAATTCTTTCGGTCGCTTTATATACTATATCCTCTATTGTAAATCGCTCTCCTACATCTATGTCCATCAACTTATCATTTTCATCGTAAAATATTCCTTTTTTTATTGCATATGTTGCTTCATTTCTTGTAAGACCAACTTGGTTTGCTAATCTATCTAAATATTCTTCTACAGCAGTATCTGCAAAAACCAAATCTATATTATTTTTTAACAAAATATACATTTGTGCTAGTTCCGCTGCTGCAGGTCCCAAAGCATCATATATAATACTTCCTTCCCTTTTATCAATTTGAGTAGGTACTGTATCTAGCATTCTTTGTAGAATAGTGTCATAGTCAAAATATTCATCTAAATTCTCAATTTTATCTATATCAACTACGCTCATTAAACACTCACCACCTTTTCCGCTTCAAATTCTCCTATATTTGTAACTACTGTAAATTTCACTTTTATTTCATTTCTATTTATTTCAAAATCAAAGTCCTTTACTTCTGTTATCCTTAAATCCTGTAATAATGCTTCAGTTATTACTCTTTCTAATTCAGGAATTACAAAAGTTGTATTTTCTCCGATTAAATGTTTTAGTTCGATTCCATAGTTCCAACTATAAATAAGATGTTCAAATCTTTCTGTATTTAATATACAATATACAGCCTGTTTCATTGCATCAATACCATCACAAAATTTTGAAATAGTATTTTTTTCTATATTCAAATAATATGTTTTGCTTGTTTGTTCTATTGTATCTTGCACATTGTTTATTACGATATTATCTGTATTAGGTGTCATCTTATTACCACCTTTCTTTTAAAATTTATCTAGTACAACAAAGTTAATTCCACCTTGCTGTTGTATTAAAATAACATTATCATTAATTTTTAATGCATTATGTACCATTATACTTTTAGTTCCTTTTATGCTATGCTTATGTGTTAAATTTATATTTTTTTGTTCTACTGATACACTTACCTCTCCTGTTACATTATTAGTTATTTTCTGATTATTATCATTTGGAGATATATCAGATGAAACACTTATATTTGAATTAACCTCTGTAGAATGGCTATGATTAGCATTTAAAGATGTAGTTTCTGTATTCCAGTCCATAGTCACATTTACTGTATAATCTTTAACATTTTTAGTCAGCACTAAAAATTCTTCTGTTAGTTTTAATTTTTGTTCAACTGTTATTTCAAGTGGTTCAACACTTGTTACAGTTCCAAATAAAACAGAAGTAGGAGCATTTGCATCATTTGCTCCTACTGCCATCTTTTTTATTACTTCTCCCAATGAACTACTCATATTTCCCCCTATTGAGATATAAAGTTTTGGCCCCTTAATGTTAAATCCATAAAATGTTCTCCATTTTTAAAAGTATGTTTTGCTTTTTCTACTAACATAAAGTTTTGAAGCTTAACATCACCCAAATTTAGATTTACTATTATAAGTGAACCACCTCTAACCCTAATATCTCCTAATGCGTTTTTTATTTCTAGGCTTCGTGTTTTTTGATTATATAAATCTAGTAGTGCTCTTGCTTTAACTGCTCCATTAGTTTTTTCATCTATTGTGTCAAAATATTGTAATACTCCCCACTTTTCAATGTTACTTGAATCTTTCGCCATATATACTTCTCTTTTTCCTGTGTCAGAGTTATCGTATGTAAGCTTTATTTGATTATATGTATCTGAATCTATGGAACTTTCATAATCAAAATTTTCTCCAGTTTCTTCATCTATCACTAATCCTACTTTCATTCTTTCTAGGTTTTTCAAACACAATTTTCCAAAATCATCATACAGAACATACATTTCTTTTCTATTCCTTATTGTTTCATCTAGTGCATTTAATATAATATCAAATAAAGACTGATTACTTTCAGTCTTTTTTGCTATCACATATCCTGTATTTTCAAGCATTCCGGCAATTTAATTGAAAATCACTAGCAATAGAGCGTACCACTTCATCTGCTCTTTTATTTACATATACTCTAGTATCTTTATTTTTTAAATATCGAAGCTGATCGTATGCTGTTGTTGTTATTATTTGTTCCTTATCACGTTTTTTTCTAAACACAAAACCATAAAATAAATTTGTATTATCAACTTTAAATGCTACTGGATTTCCTTCTTCAAAGTTAATTATATCATCTTTAACAACTTTAAATTCTAATTTTCCAGCAGCACCTTTTCTTTCAGTAGTCCAAGTTATTTCATCTTGAACTACTGGTTCATATACAGTATTTCCATTTTGAATTAATAATTGTTGGCTCATTTTCTTCCCTCCTATGATGGTATCCATAGAACTTGACCTGGATATATCAAATTTGGATTTCTTATTTTACTTCTATTAGCATTATAAATAGTTGTATATTTAGCACCATTTCCATAAAATCTCTTTGCTATATTCCATAAACAATCTCCTCTTTTTACTGTATAATTTTGTCCACTTGGTTTTGCTACTGCAGTATTATTAGTTGTAACTGTTCTTGTAACTGCTGGTGGTCTATATTGTTTTATTGTTACTTGTACCTTTTTTGTCGAATATTCTTTATATTGTTTTAGTTTTATTTTTACTTTTGTATCAAAACCTTCTTCTGTTGTATCAGTTATAGTGTATTCTTCCAACGCCACTTTAATATTAGTATTAAAAATGTCTTTACCATTTGGAAATTTTCTAACAACTATAAACTGAAAAGCAGATCTATTGACTTTTAAATTCTCTAATACACCTAAATAATATTTGGCATTTTGAAAATTGTTTTTATACATTGCAAAAGGATATTTTGTATTAGGTAGTACAACTTCAAATTCCAAACTTGACAATCCTGGGTTTTTCAAAACATTTATTTGTGAATAATTTATCAAATTATATGTCTTATTATTATTACTTATTTTTAGTTCAAGTTTGCTAGGAGGAATGGGAAGAAGTACATTGCCTAAATAAAAATAATATGCCATAAAAATCCCTCCTATTCATGTACTCCATCTGAAATATATTCTAATTCTTCCTCTAACCTTTTTGTTAAAGAATCAACTATCCCATCAATGTCTGTTTCACTATCAATATTATTATTGTTAGTCATATTTATAGTTAATGGAACGGTTGTAAATCTATTTATAGTATCTCTTTCTGCTATATCTATTAAATATTTTAAATCTTCATCTGTTATTTGTTTAGTGTTATTGGCTGTGTCCTTTGTATTTCCAGCAATATCTCCTAGTGTATTTCCAAACTGTGATGGATCTATTGTGAAACTCTTATCGTTTAACACATTTTTTATAGCATTTCCAGCACCATTTATCCAGTCATTTCTATGATCTACTCTGTCTTGTCGAGTATTATTCATATCTATTGCCGTATTTTGTATATTGGTTGCTGATGCATTAAGTTTCGTTCCAAATTCACCTTTTAATTGGTTTATCTTGTCGACAGTTCCATCCATTTGACTAGCCATTTCTTGTAATTTCGCATTTCTATCTATGATATTATTTGTCATTTTACTTGCAAAGTCATCAGCAAAGTGTGCTGCTTCAATGGTATCTATTTGCACTCCTGGTATTTTGTTCAACGCTTGAATTATTCCGGTTTACCAACCAAACAACTCCATTATATAAGCCTTGGAAAATACTTAAAACTCCCAAACAAACAGCCTCGACTCCTGTTTGAAATGCATACCAAGCACCCATTGCTCCAAGTACACAAGTTTGAATTCCTAACCATAATGCCATAGCACCTAAAACTATTGCATAAAATACACCTTGAATTCCAAGTCCAGCAACCATTATTCCTAATTTCAATGCATCCCAAACATAAAGAATTCCATAAGCCACCTTGTCATTAGTAAACCACAAATATGTTAGTGCAACAATTAAGGCCATTATCAAAATCACAATCCAAGTAATTGGACACGCTAACAATGCAGAATTTAATCCCCATTGTGCTGCAGTTGCTGCCATAGTTTGTCCAGAATGTAACATTTCTGCCGCTCCTGCAATTCCATGTGCTATTGACAACATACCTAAAAGTCCACTTGCAATCATTGAAACTATATTAAATCCAACATAGGCTCCTACTAATCCAAGTATAACTGGTGCTACAGGTTCTAATACACTTAACAGCCATGATATACCTTCTATTAAGCTTAAAATTGCCTGTGCTGCTAAACTGGCACCATCTATAAACATATTAAACATTTCTTGCACTTGTTGATTATTTGCTAATGCATTTATTTTATTAAGAACAGGATCTAGTGCTTTTATTGCAATATTCTTCATTTTGGTAAATACTTGATTCCAAGTCATTGGCATCTTATTAAATTTTGCATTTGTTTCATCTGCCGCTTTTAGCATTGCGTTTTTAACAATTTGTGCACTAATCTTTCCATCCGCTGCCATATCACGAATCTTACCAATTGGAACATTTAAATAATCTGCAATATTTTGAACTATTTGCGGAGCATTTGAAAATACCGCATTTAAATCTTGCCCTCTAAGTACACCTGTTGATAATGCTTGTGTTAGGTTATACATTGTAGATTCTATTCCTGTTGCTTCAGTTCCGGATATTGCAAATGTTTTATTTAATTGTTCCGCAAACGCAATTAATTCATCATTTCCTTTAAATGCCTTGCTTGCCTGTAAACCTAGTTTTGTAATAATATCTGTAGTAGTCTGATATGAAGCCCTAGCATTCATTGCAGATACGAAAATTTTATTTTGTAATGCTTCTACACTACCACCATCATCTACAATCAAATTTAATCTTGCTTTATTATTTGTCATTTCATCTGACAAATTAAACAATCCTTTTATTGCAGATATACCACCAACTGCTAATGCAACCTTTTTTATAGTAGAAAGAAGTTTATTTCCATTACTATATGATGTATTTATACTATTACTAAATTTATCTTGATTTTCTTGTGAATTTTTTATACTATTGTTTAGTCTCTCTTGGTTTGCCTGTGTCCTTTTCACACTATTATTAAAGCTTTCTTGACTATTTTGAGAATTTTTAATACTACTAGAAACATTATCATAATCTTTCTTTAAACCTTCTACTAATCTTCTCTGTTCAACCACACTAGAAATTAAATCTTGTGCTTTTGCACTTTGTGTTCCTTCTGCTGCAATAATCTTTTTAGCTTCAGATTCAACTTGTCTCAGAACCTGTAACTCTGCTTGATATGCTAATTCAGTTTTTACTGCCGATGCATTTAACCTTTCAGCATTATTTATTGCTTTTGTTGGAGCGTTTGACATTTCACTATTCAAGTTTTTAAATCCTGCTGTTGTTTTACTTACATTAGAATGTATTTTTGCAAATACAGAGGAAGCCATATCTTGTACCACTATTGAACTTTTTATAGTAGCCATATTTTCCTCCTTTTAGAAAAATAAGATTATTTCTTTTTAATTTTATTGGCTTCTTCTTTTTCATTTTCTGCTCTTATTTGAACAGATGCAATAACAAAAGCCTTTTCTTTAAACGGAAGATTTAGAAATTCATGCGGAAATTTATGAAGTTTTTGAAGGCAAAAATGTGCATATACAGCATCACTTTCGCCTTCCTTAATTAGTTTTTTGCTTCTTCAACCGCATCATCTAAACTATATCCATTTATTTCTTGTATTTCTTGCATTAAATCATCATATTCTCCTGGATTTAGTAAATGCTTTTTCAAAACTTTTATTGAATCCATTTCTTTATAGAAATCTTGTAATTTGACATCATGTAAATCTGGATAAACTATACATTTATCTGCTAATAATTCTAGATATTTTACAGTATCAAATTCTTGTTTCATTCTTTTTCCAACTTGAACTTGTTTATAACATTGTTTTCTTATTGCATCATTTTCATCTGCTGTTATAGTTCTTAATTTCCATTTTTCTGGATTTCCATCTTTATCTTTAATTCTAGTAGAAGCAACATATTCTACTTCTTTTACTTCATCTTTCAACATAAAACTTTCTAAACTCATATCTTATCTTTCCTTTCATTAACTATTTTTTTATTTTATTTTTATTGCATACCTGCTAATTGTGTAAATTTTGTTGGATTTGAAAAATCTTCAAATGTAAAGTCAATTTCTTGTTCTAGGAAATCACCATCTACATCAAATGAAGCTAACACTCCACCATCTACATTACATCCTGAAAATACCATTGTGCAAACTCCTGCTGCTGATGTAGGATCACTATTTGATACTTGTATATCAAAGTATATATCTTCTCCTGTATTTTTGTATCTTTCCATTAGTTCATCAAATATTGATGTATTTTTATATATTGTTATTTTTCCAGTTCCTTTCCAACCTGTTGATTTATTACCAGAACCAGTCTTTCCTAACACATTTATTTCTTTCTTTGTTTTTTCAAATTTTGCTTCAAAGTCCTTACCTTGCATTAGTAAATATCTTCTGCCTTCAATAGTAACATAGCATTCTGCTAATTTTGCACTAACGGCATCTTTTGCATTCATTGTAATATTTGCCATTTAAAATTCCTCCTTATAAAAAAAATTAGAGAACTTAAAAAGCTCTCTTTTATTCTACAACAACGGTCATATATAATTTTTCCATTGCATTTATTACTTGTACACTTGTTTCAATTGTTACTGATTTTTTATCATTTCCAATTGCAACTTTAATATCTTCATCTTCAAAATTTTCAATTGCTTGTAAAGTTTGATAATCTTTGAATAAAGCAACTATATCAGCCCAAAGTGATGTTCTTCCGGCTTCATTGTTCGCTATTTTTCCAAGATATTTAGAATTAAATACACTTGCTACATCAGAAGCAATTTGATCTAGAACTCTTATTGTTTGATTAGATTTAAATTCTTCGCCTTTTTCACTTGTAATATCTACTAAACTATTTATATCTACCAACACTCTAACTTCATCTCCAACTTTATGAAGTATAAATTCTCCATTATCTATTGAATTTTCTAATTGTGCTTGTGTATAATCAGCATTTACTGTATATTCTCCATCATATGTTTTATTTGTATTTGATTTATTTATTTCACAACCAGCAATTACTCCTGTAACCCAATAAACAAGTGCTGAATCATCTTCAACAGTTGTATTCTTAACATTTACAACACCCTCATAATTTGCTGAATTGTTATATACAACTGCTTGAAATTTAATTCCTTGTTCATCTCTCATTCTTTTAGCATATTGAACATATAAATTAGAAGTTGATTCATCTTTAGCAGTACATCCAACGGCATTTATTTCATATGATTCTAACTTATCTAAAAATTTTTGATGTGCTTCTCCACTTACATCACCATTTGTTCCTCCAGCTAATGCTTTTCCTGCTGTTACAGCAAGAGTTTGCATTTTAAATGTAACATAGTCATTATCTACTAGTTCATTTACTGATTTAACTGTTTGGACATCGACTTCTTTTGTTCCTAAATATGTACTTACATCATATTTATTATCTTCATCAATATTTTTTGCTATAACTATTTTTATATCATTTCCTCTAATTCCACTACATTTTGCAGTAGCAAGATCATTTGTAGCCTTATTTCCAGAATTTAATCTATAAAAATATGCCTTTTTGATATTTTTAAATAAATCTCTTATTCCTTTTAATTTTTCATTTGAATAATCATAACCAAATATTTTTAATGAATTTTTTGTAAAATTCTCTGATGTAACTTCAATAATGCTTTCATCTTGTCCCCAGTCCATTTCTATTGCCATTGCAGCAATTCCTCTTTCTCCTATTTTAGAAGATGTGGCTTGTGCTGATGCAAAGTTAATATAAGTACCTGGTAACTTTTTATTTTGACTTATAAAATTTCCTCCTCCTAGCATAACTAGTTCACCTTTCCTTTCATATAATTTTTTATTATTTCATCGATTTCTATTTTAGTATATTTCTTATTTTCTTTTAAAACTGCATTTAATAAATCTCTATTACTAATATAGATTTTTGAATTAACTATTTGACTTTTTGTGTATTTTTCTTCATTTACCAATTTCTTTTTAGTTTCCTTCATTTTCTTTTACCTCCCCATTTAAATTATAATCATCCATTTTTGTTGTTTCATTATTATCTTTTTTTATAAATAGGCTATAATCTATAAAAAAATGTAAAACTCCATCTTCAACTTTTGGATGTAATTTTATAGCCCTTATTAAACTTTTATCTGATAATTCTATATATTCTAATCCATATAAATTATCTATCATATCATTTAATATTTCGGTATTTCCATCTAATGTATATCCTATTATTACTATATTTAATAAATCTTTGTAGAATTTACTTACAAGTCCAATTTCTCGACTTTCCTCTCCATTTAATACTTTAATAAAAAAACAAGGCTTTTCTAATCCCTGTTCCTCATTATCAGTATAAATTGGATAATCTCCTTTATCTTTATATATTGCTTTTACTTTTGCTGCAATACCAAGCACTATTTCATTTACTACATTTTTAACCATTATTAAAACACTCCTCAATATAATTTTTCATTTTTCTTTCTAGTAGAGCTGGAAGTTGTGATTCAAGTTCTTTCTCTGATATAGTTAACATGTATTTTCCCTCAACCCAACTTGCTTTTAATCTCTTTCCTAATGCAGGTACATACCTACCTGGTTCTTGCCTATGTCCATATTCTACATATGAGGCATATTTTACTGGGTTTTCTACTACTACAATATAGTTATTACCAAATTTAAGGATTCGTAATGAATTAGCATATGCAGTTGCATCTGGTACACTTCCACCTTCTGCTTCTGACTCTGTATTTGCTGTCCATCCTCTTCTTAATGTTCCTCCATTTTTTATTGTGTATCTTTTGCCTTCTATTGTTTCAAATGTTCCCTCTCCTACTGGAGTTCTTGGAATTACTTTTGATAATAGCCTAGCAGCAAGTTCTCTTGCCACCTCTTGACAAAATTTTTCTATATCAGTCTTGGCTAACTTTTCAAATTTTCTTTCTAGTTCTTCTAATTCACTAAAATCACATTCTCCCCATTTCGCCATTTATGCCCATCCTTTCCATAATTCTAGCATTATTTCTTGATGAGTGTCATAGATTGCTGGTTCTCCACTATTTTTATATTCTGTGGTTCTACCTTTTCGAGTTACTGCTATTTTGCTTCCTGATTTTATGTTTAATTCTGGTGCAATGAATAGTTTTATTTTTTGTATTTTCTTTGATTCAGTATCAGTTTCTGTATTTACATATATATCTTCAAAAGAAATTCTACAATCTTTATCTATTAATACTTTTTCTTCTATAGTTTTTGTTATATTATTTATTTCTTTTGGTCTTTTTTCGATTACATCACATTTGGCATCATATTGACTTTCAATTGCTTTTCTAGCAGCTATTATATATGGGTTCATATTACCACCTCATCCTTCGATTTTCATATAAAGCCTTTTTATATTTCTCTACTAAAATATCTTCATCAAAGTCAACTGTACCAGTATTATATGTTGTTCCGTTTATTTCAATTTGTGAGGATGTATCAGCAAATGTTGTTGTAGTATCTCCTACTTGAATGCTCTTTATTTTTAAATTAGAATTTTCATCAGAGTTTATATCAATATTTTTTACAAATAACTTATCATATTTATTTAAATACCAATAATCTTTAGTCATTCTAAGCCATGTTGTATATAATTCATTTAATATCTTCTCTTGATGGGTTTTTCCTAAAATAATAATCATAGTATCATAAATAGAACATACTAATTGTGCACTTGCTATTTTCTTTTTTTCTTCATCTTTTATTCCATTAATAGATAATTCTATTTCTAGTCTTTTTATAAATGCTGTCATATCTATATTAGTTTTATTATATATTTCTTCTAACATATTTAATCACCTACTCTCCTTCTGGATTTTGGCTTTCTCCTGTACTTGCTTCTTCTGTTTCTTGAATTTTAGCAATTAGTGTTTCTTTTTTCATATTGTGAGTATTTTTTATTCCTAATTCTTTTGCTCTTTCTTTTAGTGCATCTAATTCTTCATCTTCGCTTTCATTGTTTTCTCCATTGTCTCCTTCTGGATTATTTTCTCCCTCAATGCTACCGACATTTGTGTCGCTACCATCATTATTTAAAATTTCTTGTTCTCCTTCTGGATTTTGGCTTTCTCCTGTACTTGCTTCTTCATTAGATGTTGAAACTTCTGAATCTGTTTTTGGTTCTTCTATTTCTTCAATGATATCAACATATTCTTTGTTTCTCTCGTATTCCTCTAAATCGATAGTTGCCTCTTCATTAATGAAACACCATTTATTTGCAAGTTTTACACCTTCGCCTTTTACTCTAACTTTAATCATTTTTGGTTACCTCCTAATTAATTAAAATTGAGTAAGGAATTACCCTTACCCAATAGTTATTTTTGCTTGGAATATATCTTCAGCACAACTTAATGCAGGTAATGCTGTTGCAACTGCTTTTTCCCATGTAGAAACTGGATCCTTTCCTTCTTCATACATACAAGCAAATATTTTTCCTACTGTTCTTACATCTACAGAAGGATCTCTTTGTAATCTGATTTCTTCTGCAGTTGGTCCATAGACAGTTTCCCCTAATGTTTCACTAGGAAGCATAACAAATTTATCTTCTGGGAAGTATCTATGTTTTGTATATGTTCCATTAGCCTCTAATTTTCTATATTTTTTATCATAAGTATAAATCTTTGGTAATCCTAAAGATTCTAAATAAGTATTTAATTCTCCAACACTTGCTAATCTTGTTGTATCTTTACCAAATAAAGCATTTGTTACATTTTTATTTGATAATATTTTTGCAAGAATAGTATTAGATGTGATTACTCTTCCTGGCATTTGATCTAATCTATTAGCCCATGCAATCATATCATTAATTGGATTAGCTGTAGCTGATGACCAGTCAACATTTGTTACTTTGTTTTCAGTTGGAACACCATAATCTATTGATGCAGATAATCCATTTTCATCTAATGTTATAACACCATTTGCAATAACATCCATTCTCATTTTTTCTACTCTAGCTCTTACTGATTCAACTAGATTATCAAAATCATTATAGACATCTTTCATTAATGATTGTCTTTCAGCATCATTTCTTGGACTCTCTAATGCAATAATTTCTTTTTCTTTTAATTGCATTTTTCTTTTAATTAAAGCTAATTCAATAGCTTTTTTCTCTGCTTCTCTTTGTCCAATTTCTGATTCTGTATCAAATCCATGAACAGAAGCAATTACTGGTGTCTTGCTAGCATTTGTTAGCATTTCAAACTCAAGACTTTGTTTTTTAACTTCTGGGAATAATTCCTCACCCATCATTGCTGGGAATTTTCTTTCTTTTAAATAATTTAAAACTTCTTTTTGATTAAATAATTCTAATACACTTTTTGGCATAATTAATACACTCTCCTTTTTTATTTTTAATTAAAAATAGATAGCACAATTTTTTGCTATCTATCTTTTTTATCTAAATTTAATTCCTGTCATTGTAGCTTTATCAGCTGCACTAACTGTTTTTGGTAATCTTGATTCTAATACATATCCTTCTACCATTACTGCTGCTGGTTGTGGTCCGTGAGTTACATCAACATCTGCAAATATTAATCCTATTGCAGTCTTTGTTGTAGTTGTTGTCGCTTTTTCTCCTTCTCCTGTTGTCTTTGTTTCAGTTTTATAAAAAACTGTTCCTGCTTGAACTATTTTTCTACCTTTCTCATCAGCAGTGATATCTGTATCATCTACTTGATAAGTAAAATTTTGGAACTTAGCTGAAGCTAAGAAATTTTTTTCTTTTACACTTTCTTTTTCTACGTACATAATTTTTACCTCCTAAAATTTAATTAAAAAATTGGCTTTTTGTTTCTTGACTTTCACTCTTATTAGCCTCTTTGGCGAAATTAGCTGCCATACTAATATCGTCTCCTTCATCTCCTTTGTTTCCATCTGGATCAACTGGCTCATAACCAGATGCTTTTTTCTTTTCAAAGAAATGAGGTGCTTCTTTTTTGTAACCTTCAATTAATTCTTTTAATCCTACTAATGACTTTTTATCATCAGAAATTTTGGTTTTGTCTTTATCTTTATTTATTAATGAAATTACTGCTTCTCTTGTAAATTTGTCTTTTAATACTTTTGCATCATCTAGACCCTTATTTAGTAAATCATTATAAATATAATCTTCATTTTCTTTTTTAGCATTATCCTCTATTTCTTTAATTTTTTTGTCGTATTCATCTTTTGAAATACTATTCTTTTGTAAATCAGCAATTGCTTTTTCTTTGTCCTCTTTTTCTTTTGTAATAACTTTTTTGTCATTCTCTAATTGTGATTTTTCAGATTGTAAGGTTGTAATCTGAGTATTTAATGCAGCAACCTCTGCACCATTTTTGGCCATAACAGATTCTACTTGTTCATCTGTTAATCCCATTGCTTTTAGTTCTTCTCTTTTCATGAGTTCTCCTTTCGTTCAGGCTTTCGTGTTTTTATACGGAGCAACGCCTCCGACCTGGTGTTGTTTTCGAACAACTTACAAAATCGTAATATATAAAAATAAGTATGTTAAATAACATACCTACATTTATAACTTCTTATTGGCTGTTTAAGAATCCATTTAATCCACCGCTATTTATAGACACCAAAAAAAGACATATAAAACTATATGCCTTTAAATTTAAATAGCCTTATATTCCATTTTCATGTGTCGTTTTTTTGCTATTTTTCAAGTATTTTTATGATTTTCACTTCGTTTTCAAATAATGAATATACTTTATTGTCTGCATCATTTTTTATACTTATTTCTTCAATTTCTGGATCATTATCTTGTGCTGGTACATAACCAACTATTATTCCTTCATACTTTTTACCACTAAATGATTCTATATTAACTTTTTTATTTAATAATTCCTCTAAATTTTTTCCTTTCATTTTAGTTTCCACCTTTCCTATAAGGAACAATATGCGTTCCAGTTTTACTATAATGTATTTTGAAGCTATTTGTCTTTATCTCATTATTTTTATTTTTTACAACTCCGATTGTTTCTTTTACTGTTATTATTTCTTTTTTGTTCCACTTACCACTGTCGCTAAATTCTAATTGTCCCTTTCCTGCGTATTGATTTATTAGCTCTTGTGCTTTTTCTTTTGAAATAGTTAAATAGCTTTTTCCGTCTATATAATTATTACTTCCAATTATATGTTTATCTTGCTTTCCCTGATTTATGGTCTTATTTACATTATCAATATATTTTTTTGCTCTTTCTTCAGTTGTTATTCCCAACGCATCAGAGTATTGTGCTTTTAAATTCTTCCACTCATCAATGTTATTATACTTCATTTCTTGAAATTTATCAAATGTTTTAGGCATTTCATCACCTAAAATATCCTTGTATCTATTATATTGCTCATAATCCGATGATTTATTTTTATTCATTTTTATATCTGTTTCAAATGCTTTCTTTGTAGCCGGATCTGAATAAACATATTTTTCTAGCCATTCCTTATAAGTAATATTTCTTGGAACATAATAGGTTTTTCCATCAGTATTTCTTGCTGCCCTTTCTCCAAATTCAAATTCATCTTCGAAGTATGGTGCCGTTGTTGTTCTACATCTTACATGAAACGGTGGGGCCGTAATTCCTATTTTCATATCTTTCATTTCATATACTGTGCCATCTATTTCTCTACATATATCTGATGTTCTTGAATCTAATGTTGCTATGTTTATATACTTTTGTACCCCTAACTCATTAAAACATTTTTGCCTTGATGCACTTGAGAAAAAAGCAGATTCTGTCATTACCAGTGTTCCAGCCTTATTCTTACTAACATTAAAATCCTTTGAGATTTTATTTATTACTTTATCTGGTGGATTTCCCAAAATTATTGATTGTGTCAAATCTGTTTGTAATGTTTTAATTAGTGCTTTTTTATTTTTCCAAATTCTATCAGAAAATGTTTGTTCATCTGTAGTCCATGGTTTAGATATTATACTTTGAATTATATCTAAATTTAATGTTGCAAATTTAAATGCTACATTTGAACCCTTTTGTAGTTCATAGGCTGTTTTATAGTAATTATCTCTATATGTTTCTAGTATAAAATCATTTGTACTATTGTTTTCATCATAATACAACTTTTCAACTTGTTGTTGTATTTGTAATTCTAATGCTTCTAATCTAGAAATATGTATTTTTGAACTTGCATTTTCCAATTGTTTTTTCCAAATTAGATCTATTCCATTTTCTTGTCCATACTTTATATATTCATTAATGTCCCATTTTAATTCTTTTAATTCTTGTATATTTAGCCATTTTTTTGCTTCTTTTAAACTTATTTGATTATTAACTGCAAATCTTACTAACCAATTATTTATTTCTTTTTTTACCGAACTTAATGTTCTTTCATATGCTTCTTGTAACTCTGTAATGTATTTTGTCTCATTTAATAATTGTGCTTTTTCAAGTTCTTCAAATCTTTTTGTCCAATATTCTGCATTTCTTCCCATTACCTATCACCAACTTTTGCACCATCTTTATTGCTAGTTGATTTATTGCTATTTAATTCTTTTATCATCTTATCATATTCTGATTCTTGTTTTTTAGCTTCTTCTTTTTCTTCAGTTTCCATTTTTTCTTCTTCATCTTCTACATCGTTAACATATGGATGTCTTGATCTAATTGTATATTTACTTATTATTCCCATACTGTTTACACAATTTTCAATTAATTCTTTTTCATTTACAGTCATAGTTTTATTAAATACAAACTCAACTTCTTTATCAGTGTAATCTTTTCCAGTTGTCATTTCTACCCAGTTATTATAGAAGAACATAAAATATTCTAAACTACTTTTGAATTCTGTTTCTATATTTGAGCAGTCAAGATCCAAATCTGCATATAATTGTTTTAGTGCAACTCCTGACTCTTGTGTTCCAAATTTTTCGCTTTGTGTATCAACTCCAGAACCACCTTCGTAAATATCTTTTCTTAATTGCTCTATAAAACTTTTAAATGCTTCTATATTTAGGTTTATATCTTTTCTATCGTAATCACCATCTTCATCTAGAAATACGGTATTAAATGTTGCAAGATTTTTTTGGAATGTTCCTGCTTCTGCTTGATAATTCTTAACAACATTTACTCCATCTGGTGCATCATAAATAGCATCTCCTGTTCTAGAACATAATTCATCGTAACAATCAATAAGAGATTTTAGTAAATGAATTAATGGCATTTCATCACCATTATATTTAAAATAAATAAATGGTATTTTGGTCCACTTATGAAGTGTATCTCCTATTTTAAAATGTGCTAAAATGCTTATTCCATGTATATCTTTTCCAATTACTAAATCCTTTCTTTTTTCTACTTCTTCAACATCTTCTATTAATGTTCCTCCATCATAGATAAGATATCTAACACCATCTAAATCCCAATATTCTACTTTTGTTTTCTTTTCTCTTTCAGTTTCACTTGTATATACTTCAACATCATAAGTCATAATTATTGCATCTAGTATTTCATGTTCTTCATCCTGCCATAATGGAATTATCCTTGTTGCATATCTTAATCTTGCTTTTAAATCTCCATCTTTATCAATATATATTTGCCACCAGCTTATTCCTCTTTTTACCGCTTCTATTAATGTATATTTTAATCTTTTATGCATTTTATTATTAAATAATGATTTTAAAATTTCTTTGTAATCTTCATCTTCTTTTTCATCTTTTGCTATTACTTGCTTTATGTTTGGTTTTTTCCTTAATAAGTATCCTGCTTTTTGATTTATCATTTTATATAGTATTGGATGTTTCAATATGTAATTTTTAGCATGAGGCGCAATTTCTTCTACACCATCTTTATTTATATAAGTTCTTTGCTTATCTTTAATATCCCCTTCATTTTTGAAATATTTGCTACCTTCTAGCATTTCTTTATACACATCTGATTGTTTAAAATCATTTATTTGTAAATCAATAAATTTTGATAATTCCATACCTTTCTTGGCACCTTCAGTAATTATCATTTTTATTTTATCCATTTCTGTTATCATCTTAAATCTCTCCTTATTATACGAAATATGCTCCCCTCTTCTTGTTAGGGAATAGTGTTTGTAATAAGTATCTTAATGCATCGAGTGCATGGTCATTTTGTTTTATAGGTTTGTCCTCTCCCTTTTCTTGTGCTTTTTCATCCCAAATATATGAATTAAATTCTCTAATAATATTTGGACATTTTTCTTCAACAATATGTATTCTTTCTTCATCTAGCCAATTTAAAACAAGATTTATTCCGTCTATAACACTATTATCAGCTTCTTTTACTGCTATTTTGTTTTGTTTGAATAAATTAATTAATGATGTTGCACTAGGATCTATAATTACTTTCCTAACATCAATATCTTTAATTAATTTCTTATAGTCTTTTAAAAACATATCATCCGTTTTTGTAATTTTTTCTTCTTGGCCACTTTTGTTCTTTTTAGTTCCTTTATTGTAATATTCATCTAATATCCATACATGAGGTTTTCCATTTATATATTTTATTCCACATAATAAAAACACCTGTGGATTTGTAATTCCATAATCAGATGTTACATAGAAATAATCAAATTTTTTAGGAATATCATCTTTCTTTATGCAATGTTTTATTTTATCAAAATTAGGATATATAATACCTTCAGCAAGTACCCATAACCCTAATATAAACCTTTGATAAAATACACCAACAAACATTCTTTTATATCTATCTTTGGTTTCTTCATCAAGACTTGGGTTGTCATCCATTGTAAAATGTAAATGTAATATATTCTTTTCTTTCTTCTTATCAATCCACTCTACTTTGAACCAGTGATTTGGTCCTTCTGGGTTGCAGTTAAACCAGTATTTAGAACCTTTTACAGAACATCTAGCAAGTGCTTGGTTTACAAATGATTGTGGCATCAATGCAACTTCATCTAAAAACACACCTGCAGCAGTAATTCCGTTGAACTAAATCTTGTGATCTTTCATCTTTACCACCAAAGATATAGAAATAGTTTATTATTTCTCCTTTTGATATTTCACACATGTTATCAGCACGTCTATCTTTAATTTTATAGCCTTGTGCTCTTAACATTAATTTCAGCCAAAAAAGAACATTTCTACGAAATGCTCCTACTGTTTTTCCCGCTAATATAAAATTCTGTCCGTTAAATTTTGTCATTGCCCATAAAACAAATGATAATGACATACATAATGTTTTTCCAGCTCTTATACTTCCATCTGCTATAATTCCATTTTTATCTTTTACTGGACTATTATCTGTCCACCAAGTTAATATTTTCTTTTGTTTTAAACTGAATGGTTTAAACTTGAATAATGTACCATTTTTTAACTTTTTTCTTAAAGTAATAGCATTTTGCATTACTTTCTTTCTTAGATTAGAAATTCTTTCATCAAAATCTTTACTATTCTTCTTCAGTGTAATCATTCCATGCACCTTCTGTAGAATCGTTTAGAGCTTTTATGAAACTATCATCTTTCATATCTTCTGTATTCGAACTGTCATCTCGTGCTGCTTCCATTTCTAATCTAATTAAATCTAATTCAAGTTTTCTATCATCAGTTTCTATCTTATGATAACTGTCTATATATCTTCTTTTTGCTTCTTGTACTCTGGTCAGAGCCTCCTCTAATCTTTGTACGATATTTAGGGTACTTTCTGCTTCAGTTGTCGTTAATGTTCCATTATCTCTATATGAGACATTATTTGATGAACTTTTTGACATTCTTACAATACTCATTTCTTTACCATTTTGTAAGTCTTGTATTTTCTTTAGTATTCGTCTTTCTCTAATTGATAATATTTTTATTTCTGATATTATTTGATATTTTTTATCGTCCAGTTCTATTTGTTTCAAAAGTGCTTTTTCTTCATCGGTAAGTAGATCGTCATATATTGTTTCATATTCTCCTGTCTTTAATGCTCTTGTATTTCTTTTTTCTGCTCCTGGACCACCTTTGTTTCCTTTTGCATTTTGATTTCCTTTCTTTACTTTACTTAGATTGCTGTCTCTTTTCCATTGTTTCTTTTTTACTAAATAAAGAACTTCATTATAAGTGACACCATGTTTCTCAGCAATTTGTTTGTAGGTTTTTCCAGACATATAGTCTTTTTTTATTTTAGAAATTTTGTTACTATCTTCTATCACATCATATCACCCACCTACCTTACTTTAACAATTTATCTAATAACTGTATTTTTACTTGTTCTGATATTTTTTTCATCATGATTGGTGGAACACTCATTCCACAAATATATTGTACGTTGGATCCCAAAAAGTCATAATCTTGTGGAAAAGTTTGAATGATCTTAATATCTCTTTCTGTTGCATATCCAGGAACATCAAACCTAACAGGTAAACTTCCTCCTGCTGCTATTGTGTTTGGAACTCTATCATCTTTTAGATATTGTGTATTAAAACTGCTTATTTTTCCATTTTCTGTTCTTTTTACTGTATCACCTAAATTTGAGTCGCTTTTTATTCTTTTTTTCCATCTATGGTATATCATTGTATCTTTTCCCAAAGGTTTGTATTTGCTATCTTTTATTTCTCCATATTTTATAGGAGTTTCATTAAAATTTAATACTAAATTAGGAAATTGAATATCTTTTCTAGTAGCAACAAAAAATACTCTTTCTCTTTTTTGTGGAACTCCCATTGTTGCAGCATTCAATAAAAATAATTGTACTTTATAACCAATTTCATTAAACTTCTTTACTATTAAATTTACATATCCTTTAGCATTACCCATTATAAGACCTTTTACATTTTCTGCTATTACAATTTTTGGCTTTAGTATTGCTGCTAAATCTATAAATTCAAAAAATAAATCATCTAGTATTTGACTTGCTTGCCCTTCTCTAAATTTTTTATTTTTTCCCCAATTTTCCTCTCTTTGTCCTGCCATTGAAAATGTACTACAAGGAGGACTACCATCTAATATATCTAAATGATATAATTCTTCTGGAAATTCTTTTAACTTATTCATTTCTTGTATTCCCATACAATAATTATATTTTGGATGATTATTTTTCACATATATATCATTTATTCTTTTATCAATCTCACAGTTTCCTATAACATTAAATCCAGCTAATTTATACCCTAGACTTGATCCTCCACCACAGGAAAAACAAGAAAAAACTTTATAATCATTCTTTTTTACTTTATTTAAATCACTTAAATACCACTCATACTCTGCCATTTTTATCACCTCACTTGTTCACATCAAACATGAATCCACATTTAGGACATTGGCATTTAAACTTCTCATCACTAAAATCCAGTATATTAACCTCTTCATTTTTTGAAATTAATTCTTCCGTTTCTTTTACAATTTTTTCTATTTCCTTATCATCAAATCCTGTTAATGATAAATCAACATTACTATTTTCTAATTCATTAAATATGCTTTCTAATTTTCGATAATCCCATTCTCCAGATATTTTGTTAAGTGCTATGTTTAGTAATTTTTCTTTATTTTTGTCAAATTTGACTATTATACAATCTATATCTTCATACTTTAAATCCTTCAAGACTTTAAGTCTCTGATGCCCACTTATTACTGTCATATCTGAATTAACTATAATTGGTGTAACATATCCAAATTCAATAATACTATTTTTTATCTTTTGGTATTCTTTGTCTTTTTCTGTTAGTTCTTTTCTGGGATTGTATGTTGCCATTTTTAAATCCCCTATTTTCAATTTTTTCAGATTCATTCTTTCCTTCTTTCTTAAAACATTTAACTTGCTTATAGCAATTTTTACATTCTCTTCTCATACACATATCATATTTCATATACAATACCTTCTTTTGCATAAAAAAAGAACCTGTAAAAACCGATTTACAAGTTCGTTTTATCTATATTATTTCAAAAAATAAAAGGGGATTTATTCTTTTAAACATATTTTTTGATGTTATTATTATAAATTATTGACAATGACATGTCAAGGACAAGTTTTGGACAAGTTTTACTATTCAAAAATCACATTTTTCTTATACCATCTATACCAAACATAAGCACTGCAATTTCTTCAATTGCAGAATTTGCATCTCTCCTAATTTGCCTCTCACTTATATGATACTTTTCGGACATCATATTTATTTTAGGTTTATATTCTCCAACAACATATAAGTCGTTTAAAATATGTGCTTTTCGCTTTTTTTCTTCGTTTTTACTTTGGTCCGTTTCATATAAATAAAATTTTATAATTCTTTTTATATGTGTTAATATAATTTCTGTTCTCTTTTTAGATGCTAATATAGATTGAACTACGGTTACCTCATCATAAGATTGACAGAATAATTTATCTAACACTTCTTCTACTGTTGCAGTTTCTAAATCTTTTTCAGTAAAAGTTGCTTGCTTACAAGCCTTTACAAAATTCCTATAATTTTTAAATAATAATCTTGTATTTTTTATCTTGATATCATATGTTATTTTTTCTTTCAATCTTTCTTCATTTTTTGCTTGTTCAATCCCCTTTTTTATTCCTTTAGCAACTCCATCAGTAACAAGTTGCTCTATTAATTCTAATAATTGACTTTCTCTCTCAGAAATTTCTATTTTTTCCATACAAAAACCTTCTTTCTTCTTAGGTAGATTGTATGCTATGAACCTTGATAAATTATAATTCTATGATCTTTGATATGTATTACAATATTTCCTATTTTATTTTTGATACATTTTCAATTCTCTTACTAATGTATCTATTGCTGCAATATATCCATAACTATCTGTATTATCTTTTCTTACTTGGATATATTGTTTATTTTTCATCTTCTGTTTTAGCTCGTTTGCCTTTTTTATTGCTTCCTTTAGTTCCATCTTCTGTACTTGCCTCCTGTTCTTTTGGAATGTCCATATATAATTGTTTTTCAACAAAATTCTCCCAATATGGAGTATCTGTAAATGTAACTTCAAAGAACATTTGATTATTTTGATTTCCTAATACAGATTGATAACCATTTAATACTCTCCATTTTTTCTTCTGTGCATCCCATAAAGGTTTGCCTATTAATAATAATATTTGAACCCATCCTAATTTTTTATTAGTTACTATTTGATTTTCTTCATTGTCAACTTTTTTAGGATTTTCACTTAATTCTGTCACATTATCTTTTTTCTTTGGCATCTTACTTACCTCCGTTTAATTTATTTTTAAAATAAACCCCATTCTGCAAATTTTTCAAATCCGCCTTTTGCTTGAATGTATTTTCTTGCTTGTTCAACTATTTCTTCATATGGTTTTTCATCTACAATTTCATCTCCAATAGCACAACTCAATTCTACTGGTTTTCCTGTTTCTTGTGCTTTCAAAAATGCATATATATTTATACTTACATCAGCTTTTGATAGATCTTTACCATGTAATCCTCCACCTGTAACGCCTTTTCCCATATCACTACCTAACTTTCTATTTGTAGCACCAGTATCGACATGTAATCCTCCTGTCCACTCTCCTAATGGATTTATTATTGCTGTTGGATATATAGCTTTTAACTCCTCTGTCTTGGCATTACTTTGACATATAATTGTCTTATTGCTTGGCATATCTATTATGTATTTACCATCACTATTATACTTATTATAAATTTGATGTGCTAAATAACTTACTTGTGTTTCTTCTTCAGTAAGTGGAACACCTTTAAATATTCCATTATCACCACATCTTACTTTTCCTTTTTGGTTATTTGCTAAATACTCATCTTGTTTTGCCAATATTATTTCTATTGCAATATTATTTGTTTTAATAATTCTATATACAATGTCAAATATATCTGTTTCATTATACTTAACAGAACTTTCTATTATTATTTTACAATGTCCATGTCCTATTAATACTTCAACTGCTATTTTAGGATTTTCTTGTAGTTTATATCCTAAATCTACTATTGCTCCTGCAATTCTATCTGCTATTTTATCTGGATGGTTCGGATTTACTTTTTCTATCATTTTTATTTTCCTCCTAATATTAAATCTAGTTTTTTATCTATATTTTTAAACACTGTCATAAAAGAATCTTGGCTTGAAAAAACATTTACACTCATTTGTACTATTGTATTTTTTAGTCCTTCTAATTGTGCTTTATGTTGCTCTTGTAATGTTTTAATAGCAAATTCATGTTGTTGTTTTAATTCTTTATTTTCTTCTCTTAATTTACAGAAATCATCAAATTTCAATTCCTTTAGTTTAGCAATATTTATTTCTTCAAGTAATCCCGCTTCATCTAAATCATAAATAAATCTGCCCTTTTTCTCTATATAACCTACCCATTCTTGATCTGCACAATCTTGATATAATCTTGTTCTTACTATTCTGTCATCTTTATTGATTTCAATAGTTTCAAAATATGTCCATCCTTTATTTGTATCTTTCATTACTTTTTTTGAATAATTTCCTTGTGCATCTTTTTTATATCCAAATTGTTCTAGTTCCTTTAAATCCCTTTCAAATTTAATTCTATACATTTTCTTTTACCTCCATTTTTAATATTTTTAATAACTGCATCCAGCATTCTTTGTCGCACTCATCTCCATAACTTATTGGATTTTCTATATCTCTTATCATTACTTGCTTATCCTTTTCCGTTAGTAAGTGTAAGTTATTACCTATAAACTCACAGGTCCATTGTACAATATATGTTCTTCTTCCTAGTGCATATCTTTCCGATCCAATTAGCATTGCACTTAAATCTTCTATTTTTCCATTTAATTTTATTCGTTTGTCATCAAGTATTTTTGCTCTCATATTTTTTAATTTTTCTAATTCTTTTTTTAGTTTAATGTTTTCTTTAAATGTATCTTCTGCAAGTTTTTCTTTTGTTATAGTTAAATCAGCTGTTGCCTGTGCTTTTCCATCATATACACCTTTTAAATAAACAGTTGTTAAATCTAATTTATTTTCTTTAAAATAATCTAATAATTCTTTTAATGATTTCAAATCCTCTAAATCTAATATTGCACTTACATTTCTATCATTTTTCTTTATTTCATCTTCAGATAAACTAACTATTTCCATAAGATTTTTTATAGATTTTTCTAGCAATTTAATATTCCCCCTTCCCTATCTTTTTCTCTAATTTTTCATAACTTTTTTTAAATTTTTCAAATTCTTTACTATTCTCAAATATTTTTCCACTTTTTAGATCATCTAGTAAATGTCGTCCTTCTTTTCCTATTTGCTGCTGATATTTTCCATCACACCAGTAATATTCACTTGTATATTGATGTCCATCGTATAAAACTTTATTCTTGTTTCCTACATCACATACTAGAGTTTCATTTTGTAGTGTTCTAGCTCTTTTACAATTGTCACATTTTTCAATACAATCCATTATTTTTCTCCTTTAAAAATCATTTCAAAATTATAAATTATACAAGCACAATATCCTATTATATAATAAATCATTTTAGTAGCAGTATTATTATTAAATATGTCTATTAAAATATTTCCTATAAAAAATACAATTATCAGATAACATAATTTTTTGCAAAATTCTTTCATCCTTACCACCTTCCTAAGTATTTATTCTTGTATTGCTCTTGTGTCATTTCAAATTGTCTTGTTATTGCAGATATTTCACATTCAAATACACCCGCTGCTACATTAAATTGCTTTACTATTTGTTTTTTAATTTCATCTAAATCTATTGGTATCTTTGTATCTTTATCAACTTTTATTTCTGCAATATTTGTCGAATTTATAATTTCTGCTTGTGCTTTTGGCAATGCTGGAGTTTTCCAATATGCTCCAGCTAGTCCTACAAATACAATATTTCTAGCCTTTGCTTGTTGTAAATTTTCGTCAGATATTTCAAATGTGTTTAGTGTATATATTCTGCAATTAAACATCCCTCTTATTATTTTATCTATTTCATAGTTATTTCTGCATGGATTTTCTTGACTTCCTAATTTTCTCATTCTTGCATCACCTCAAAACAATTTTCTAGGTATTGCTCATGAGTTAATATATTTTTTATATCTTCATCGTATAATACTAACAATGTCCCATCTCCTTGCCAGTTATAATCCCAATGCTCTGTAAATAATTGTTTTTTGTTATTGAAAGGATCTATTCTAATCTTTACAATAAGATGTCCATTTACATAGTCTCCTTTTTTTACTAAATCTATTTTATCTTTAGAATGTTTTTCTATCTGACTTCTATATGAACTAGCCATTGTACTTTCACAACAATAATATTTTTCTTCCATATATTCATCTGGGTTAATAATCTTTTTAACTTTATCTATATAACCATCTTTATTTCGTATCCATTCTCCAACTTCTATTTCATCATAATAGCATCCAGGGCAACCCATTTTTTCTACTCGGCAATGTTGCCATTCTTTATCAGTACATTTCATTCTTTTGTACCTCCTTTAATTTATTAATTGCTTGTTGTAGCTTTTTACTATCGAATCCAGTATTAAAATCTGTATGTATAATATATTTTTCTTCAAACTGTTCTTGAATATCTTTTATCTCATCATCTATTATTAAAAAGTTTTCTGCTTTTTCATATTTTTCATTATCAAGAAAATTCTTTATTTCTAATCCTCTATTTCCACTACTTAAACTTATTGTCTTTGCAAATATTCTCATCCCATATTCTGCAAGTCTTGAATTAACTATTTCAGTATCTATTTGGTTTAACCTCCATGTCGAACTTAATACTATTTTAACATTATAATTTTGCTTTTTTAATTCCTGGTTTAATTTCATCAAATTATTTAAACATTTTGGATCAAAAGGGAAACAATGCATACTCATAATTCCTTTTATATGATGTCTTTTAAAACATTCATTCCAATAATTCATATTGTTTAATACACCATCTATATCTAAAAATATATAAAATAACTTCACTCTATTCACCTACTTTCCTGCACATTTGCTTTTCTTTGTCCCATGCTGCACATTCTTCTTTATAGCAATTTTCAAATTGTTGTGTTTCAATTAATATGTGATATTCTCCTCTAACTATGTTGTCATCATCTAATATTGGTTGTCTTATATTTTGTTGTATAACTCTATATTTTTCTGGACATTTCATAATTACCTGTTCTCCTCTTTTTCTGCTTCTTCATTTATTGTTTCAATAATTTGTTGTACCGCTAAAGGTGTATATTTTATCTTTTCTTCGCAAAAAGCCTGTGTAATTATTTCAGCATCATTTCTTTGCATTCCACATCCCATTAGCAACTTTTTAAATCTTTTTCTAGTAATTCGCTCTAGTCCGTATATTTTCAATACTTTTCTTGTAATTTCTTTTGAAATATCAATTGACATAGATATTTCTCCCTCTGTCATTCCTTTTATTGCATATTTCATTGTATCTATAGCATCATCTTGATTGTTCTGCACGCTTTCACAACTTTGTATTTCTGCTATTTTATTCATTTTTTCATCTTCATCTTGTATATAAATATCTCCATCCATTATATTTTTTATATTTGTTGGCATTTTATCCCTCCTTTTCAAATATTTTCTTATATTCTTTTTTGCATTTTTTTCCTTCGACTTCAAATAATACTTTTGCAAAATCAACCTCTCCATTTTCATCAAAATATTCTTTTATAATCATAAATAATGGAAGTTGATTTTCTCCCCTAAAACTGAATATAATTCCTGTTTTCTTTCCTTTTATTTCTAAGGATGGCATTATTCCTCACCATCCTTTGCTACTTGCAATATACACATTATTGCCATACCTATAAAATCTCCTATAAAAAAGCCTACTAAAAGCCCTATTATTAAATACTTTATCATTTGTAACACCTACCTTCCATTTAATTCATACATATATACTGTTTCTCTTAATGAATCCAATTCGATATATTGTTCATCTATTATTGCTTGTCTCCTATCTATTGTTCTGTCTAATTCACCTATTTTATCTTTTAGTTTGGTATTTTCATTTTTTAGTTCATGGTTTATTGCTATACACCCAACAACAAATCCAAAAACAAAACATAAAATAACCATTAAAGCTGCTTTTATTTTTTCAGTTTTCATATATATTTCTTTATCATAAATTTTCATAAGTGTTCCTACCTTTCAATAAATTTTCTTCCATTACACCACATATAATTTTCAGTTGGACAAAATTCATCATATACAAGTGGCATATCTTCTTTTTCATCGCAGTACATATCTCCATGTTCTGCATACATACAATTCATACAATTTTCACAAGTTACAGTTGTCTTATTTTTATATCTTTTTCTTTGTACTGGCTTTCCCATAAAATCTCCTTTCTTGTATTTTTATTTTCCAAGCTGTTCAATTTAATGAACAGCTTATTTTTTATATTCTTAGTATAGTTCAATATCACTAATGCCAATGAAATCCAAAACTTTCAAATAACAATCTTTACATAGTCTTGTAAGTTTTTTATTAGTGTATGTATCTGCTTTTTTTAACAAAACCATGTGCCTTTGTGGTAATTTCTGTCCGCACATTGGGCATATATCATAATATCTATCTTCACTTTTCCAACTATTATAATTTCCCATTCTTACTCCTCTATATCGCTTACTCCTAAATAGTCCAACATATCAGTATAGCAATCTTTACACATATTACATAGTTTTCGTGGAGAGTTTCCATTTTTAGCAACAGAAATAGTAATTCTATCTAATGTAAAATTTCCACATCTTACACAAAACTTTTGATTGCTACTTTGAACCTTAAATAAAAATTGTTCAAATTCTTGTTTTGACATATTTTTTATATCTTCAAATTTCATTATTCATTATCCTCCCAAAGCCTCACAGCTACTTTAACACCTGATTGCTCTTTTTTTCTAGGTTTTCTTCCTGTTCTAATTCCTGTGTCTGCTCTTTTTTTATTTGCTGGTGTTGCCCAAAAATAAACAGTTTCTTTTTTTACATTAAAGTGATTCATAACTTCTTCAATAGTACCCACAAATATTTCTTTTTCTCCCTTATATATTGAATATTCTTTTCTCTTAGACATACTTCATCATCACCTACTTTTTTATAAATTTATTGTCTTATGTATGGCCTATCTACATATAAACTAACTGGTGGCTGTATATTTCCCCTTACAGACAAGTATATCTTTCCAGTTTTCATAAATTCTTTTTTCTCTTTTTCGGTCATTTTCCAACATGAAACTATATGTTTATCTGTTTTTAATGCTGGTAAATCTCCACATCCTTCTGCTTTGAATATGCAATTCATATCTTCAAAATTTACTGGGTTCATTGTTCTATTCCTCCTTTATTTTTAGGTTGTATTTATCTTCAAATACTTTCTTTTTAGCAATATACTCCTTTGTTTTAAATCCTTTTGTGTCAATAATTTCTGTTGTTCCATCATTATGAAATACTATAAAATCTGCTTTATATTTTAAGCCTGGTGCTAGTATAAACACAGGTTGCAAACAAAAACCTTTTATTTCTCCTGCTTGCAGCCTTAACTTCAAATTGCAATAATAGTCCGCTTCTTTTTTACTATCAAATGTTTGTCCATCTACGGAAGTCTTTACTGCCCCATATTTACTTTTTCTATTACCTTTTTTTTGGTATTCTCTATATTGTTCAATACTCCAATGTTCTTGCATTATTCTACCTCTTCTCACTCCTTTGGCATTTCGTATAATAAAATACCTTCCATCATTAATTTTATTTGTGTTCTTTCATCTTCTACCTTATATTGTTCAGTAAGCACATAAGTCTTTACTATCTCCTGTAATACTTCTTTTGCCCTTCCTTCTGTCTTGTAATATCCTAAGTCTTCAAACAAACTATCTACTGTTTCAGTTCTTATACAAACATCATCGTCACCTTCATCAAAGGTTATATAAACTCGTGTCATATTATCAAAATTTATTATTTTTCCTTTATCTTGACTTACTATTATCATTTAGAATCTCCCCCAACTTTCAACTTGTTTATATGCTGTTCTCATACCACCATTTCTATTTAACATTGGTATAATTTCATTTATTTCTGGGAATTCCCTTTTTAATGATTCCGCAACATCTGTTAGAGTTTTTACCATTTGTGCCATTTCAATTGGTCCACCATGTCCCTGTACAATAGATATTGGTGCTTCTCTAAATTCTTTTGTTATAACAACTTCACAAGTTAAGCAATTATTATTTTCTTTAATTCTATTTATTCTTTGCATTTCTTGGATTTTTCTATAATCATCCATAATATTTATTCCTCCTTCTTAACCTTCGCACATTTTAGATTCTTTAATATTCTAGGTGTATATTTTCTATTTTCTTGATTACTTTTCAATGTTTCTATATTTTTTATAGTTGCATCGGTTTCTGCACAAATACCTTTTGTTATAAACTTACTAGTGTATGGTTTTATGGTATTTATTAAATCAATTTTATCTTTGATTATTCTTCTTTCTTGCAGCACCTTTTCTAGTTTTTTATAAACTGCCATTATTTCGATAGCATTTAATTTGCTTAATTCTATTTCGTGTAACAGATCATCTCTTTCATATTCTTTATTTCGTAAATCACTATTTAATTTCTTTTCTATTTCTTCTGTATTGTAGAAAAAATATTTTATATTTTCCAACAATTCTAATGATTGCTGCATATCTTCAATTATCATAAATTTCAGTCCTTCCTTTGTATATTTTTCTAGGTTGTGTTTGTTTCTAAATTTTGCATACTGCATCTTATTTATTATTTTATGTTTACTTATCACATACTTATATGCATCCCAGTTCTATTCTTAAATAATTCACAATATTCAAATAGTCCTGTTTGTTTATTTTTTAATAGACAATGTGGTATTTCTATTTCAAACTTTTTGTTTTTCTCTATTATTGGAATACACCATTCACAATTTTCACAAGTCTTTAACCCTCTAGATATCAATTCATCTTCTCTAATGAATGCCATTTCAGTAATCCTCCATTTCGTATATAGTATCTGTATCATATTGTCCACTTAACTCAGTTTGATCTAATGCTGATAATATGCATTTTTTAAAATATGATTTCGGTATTTTTATTTGTGATCTAGTATTAGCAATAGCAAAATTCTTTAATGCATAACATAGTTTTTTAGAATTTATTTCCTGGACTTTTTCTCTTATATTTGGAGTCATATACATTTCTTTTAGAATTTCAGTCATTTCAATAGCAAGTTCTGGAGAAAAAATATGCATTTCGCAATTTTTTATAAGTCTTTCAAATTCTGTTTTTTCCATCTTATCCATCATATCATCTAAGGTTTTATTTTCTTCTGGTTTATGATTAGAAGGATAGATTGATTTCATTTCTTTTAATTTAATTTTATTTAATTTAATTTGATTTGATTTTATTTGATTTAATTTGCATAAATTTGCATATGATTTTTTCAAATTTGCTTTGCATTTGTATCTTTTTTTGTATGCATTTGCATTACTTTTGCATATGTTTTTTATGCTTTTGCATTTTTTTGCATTCTTTTCTTGTTTTTTGTCTGCTTCTTGTTTTTTATCCTTTTCTTTATTCCATCGTGCATTTGCTGCTTGACTTCTTTTTTCTTTTAATGTTTCATATTTTTCCATTCTTCTTAATAAACTTGCTGACCAAAATGTTTTTTTATCAGCATTAAATAATCCATTTCCACTTTCATCATCTCTATATTCATTTATACAATCATTCAAATACTTTTCAACATCAATAGTTGTTCCAGTTTGCATTTTTATAGCCCTATATGTATTTTTATTAAGAGGTAATTTATATGTAGATTCGTTTCTTAACATTTCTAATATGGCCCAATATAATCCATATCCGTTCTAATCCATAATCGCATCTCATTCCCAATATTTTTGGATCTGATAATGCATTTGCATCATGGCTAAAATAATAAACGTCTTTACTTGCCATCATTACCTCTCCTTTCTTTTAATATCGTATCTACTGTCAGTTGTTGGTTTTTATACACATCATTTAAATATCTTTTTTCACATATGGGGCCAAAACCTTTTTGAATACTCTTCCATGTTTTCAATTCTTTTCCACACATTCTACAATTAAATGATTTGTCTTGTATATCTGGACACTTTTTTAATGCTTTTATTGCTAAACTAATGGCCTTTATATCCTTTAAATAAATTTCATCAGATTCATCATTTTGTATAAAACTAAGCCTGTCCCTTTTTAATTCTTCTAATTGAGTTATCGCTTTTATACTATTCATATAAGACCTCCATCAAAATGGATATAATTTTAATTCTAGATTTAATCCAGGTTTTGCTATTGTAGTATTTATTTTTGTTTCTTCATATACCTTATCTTGCATTATAGTTTGGTTAGAATTTGTATCTGATAAATGGCATAGTACAATATTTTTTGCATAACTTAAATCATTAGATTTTAAGAATTTTATTACATTTTCTAAACTAAAATGGCTCTCTAATAATCTTGTATATCTAGTTTTATTTATTACTCCATTCTTTGCATTTTCTTTTGCAATTTCTTTGTTATAATTACATTCTAATAGTAAATAATTTAGTTTATTGAATTTATATTTAATATAATATGTATCTGTGGCATACATAAGTTTTTCGCCAGTCGGCTTATATTGAATTAGAAATCCCAATGGTTCTGCAGCATCGTGTTGTGTATCAAATGGAAGTATTATAAAATTTCCTATTTCAAATTGTTGTAATGCTTTTATAATTTTAAATCTATGGCCAAATAAATTTTGTTTTTTTAATGTTCCTGCAGATGCATATACATTTATTCCATATAAAGCAAAATTCGAGGCATATTTTAAATGGTCCATATGTTCATGAGTTATCAATACTGCTTCAATACCATTAAAATCAAAATTCAATTCTTTTTGCACAATTTTAAAATTAACACCTGCATCCAATATTAATTTTTCATTGTTATTTGCTTCTATTAGATAGCAGTTACCACTCGAACTGCTACCTAATACTTTTAATTTCACTAAAATGCTGGCCCTTCATTTTGGATTGGAGTCATTTCAATATTGTTATCTGCAGATGCATTTTCTTCAATATTTTTTATTTCTCCAGTTTCAATATCAATTAATTCTTTGTTTGCTTTTTCTTCTATTTCTTCAGCAACTTGTCCCTCTATCACATTTTCATAAGTATTATCATTATTTTCTATAACATATGCATAGCTTTCATTTACTTTTTTAGGATCTATTGCAACAGCATTATATGTTGCTCTCGCAATAGTTTTTCTGGCCATTTCTTCATACCAACCTTCAATCTTTTCTTTTCCTACTTTTTTGCCATTTTCCCATTTATCTTTTTCTCCACCCCAAAATTCAGCTGCTGCATAGGCTGGTTTTCTCTTATCAATATCTTTTTTAGATAGTGTTATTATTTCATTTCTTGATTCATCAACATATTGTATATATCCAAATCCTCCTATTATTTCACCTCTATCAAATGGATTTTTAATTATAAAATTATATCTAGTGATATTATCTTTATTTACTATTTCAAATACATCATTAGAGTATATTAATTCAACGATTATGTTTCTAATTGGGTATAATGATAGTTGTGTTGCTATATATTCTAGACCTTTATATCCTTTCAAAAATCCTATATCATACTTTTGAGTTTTATTATTTTTATATGGTATTGCATTTAAATGGTTAGGTATTTGCATATCTAATCCCAATTTTGCATGGTGTACAACAGCTATTGCTAAATCGTTCATATTTACATTTTGCCAAGTAATTGGTAAATTGTTTTTGTCTTCTTCTTTGGTTGATTTCCAACTATTTTTATTTAATCTTGCTTCTTCAGCTTTTTTCAAAGCATTGTCAATTCCTATAAAATATCCTCTTATAAGTTGTTTTTGATATTCATTTAAATTTAATGTTCCAATATTCCCTTGAAATTCTTTCATTACCATTCCTGTAAATCTCTCGCTTGCTGTCAATTCTTGCTTTTGTAATTCTGTTTGTTCTTTTTTTACTAATTCACTACTCATATTATTCAACCCCCAATTCCTTCATCATTTTTATAAATTTTTCTGCTTTTTCTCCTTCAATTTTTCCCACAGCAACTTTCATTCCTTTTTCATTATTATCATTTTCTTCAATTTCTGTTTCTTGCTCCGCTTCTTGCAATGATTGCCCTGCAACTAATCCACTTATAAAAGCTAATCCTATTTTTTCTAGTTCATTTAAGTTTTCTAACATTTATTTTTCCTCCTTAATTATAAATTTCATTCCTGTTTTTTCTTCATTTTCTACTATTACTGTACAAAAAGCAGGTATGCATAATAAATCAACTCCACTTGCAGCTACAAATGATCTAGCAATTGCAATGGCTTTCATTGATTGGTTCACAGCTCCTGCTCCTATTGCTTGTAATTCTACTCTTTTATTTTCTTGTAATCCTCCTGCTATTGCTCCTGCAACACTATTTGGATTTGATTTACTTGATATTTTTAAAATCATTTTATTTTCCATTATATTTTCCTCCTACTTTATTCTTAAACTTGTTTTATTATCTATTATTCTTATTCCTGGTACTAATTCTCCAGTATCTTTAAAGTGATTTTTTATTGCTGTCTTATCAATTTGTGTTGTTATTACTTCTTTCTTAAATTCTGACGGTATTTCATCTTCATTTTCTATCTCAATACTCATAGGATTTTTAGTAATTTTTAATTTTCCTAATTCTGTTGGAATTTCTACTAATCCTAATCGCTCCATATTTTCTTTTACATATTGATAAAACTTATCTAATTTTTTCTCTCCTTGCTTTCTCATATCAGAAAGTCTTTTTTCTTCTGTTTTCATTGCTTCTAATAGACTTTCACTATTCTTTATATACCCAATTATGTTTGAACTTTTATTCTGTAATTCTAATGCTAATTCATTTCCTAATTCATTGTATTCCTCTTCTGTTAGTTCTCCTTCTTGTGCTTTGTCCATTAAATCTACAAATTTATTTGTTATATTATAAAGGCTTAAATTACTCATGTTCTTCCACCTCGATTCTTAATTTAGAATCAGTGGTTACTATTAAGCTAATTATTTGTGTATCTATTTTATATATTTTATTTATTGATTCTCTATTATCTATAAATATTGGTGCTGATGTATTGTAGAATTTTATCAGAGTATTTATAATATCTAGCCCTGCAAGTATCTTATGTGCATTATTTACATCAGCATATGGAATACCATTCACTAATGTATCGCAGCATTCTACAAGTCCACCATTAATTTGTGTATCAAACAATCTAAACCTTACTATCTCAAATTTACTATTTATAGCATTTTCCAATAATTCTACTTTTGTTTTTGTAAATTCTTCTAATGCATATTGTTCGCCCTCTAGTTCCTGGATTTTTTTAGAAATATTTTCTTCTTCATTTTGTAATTCTGTAATACGTTCTTTTGTTTTTTCTTGTATTTCTCTTTCATTTAAAATTTTATTTAGTTTGTTAATTTCTTCAGATATCTCTAATTTTCTATTTTGCAAATATGATATATCTTCATTTGTTAAATTCTTTACTTTTTCCTCTAATTTTTCAATCTCACTTATTTTGTTGTTATATTCTGGTAATGAAGTTATATCAAATGAAGTATCATTTTCCTTTGCCTTTTCTAATTCTGCTATTCTGTTAGTTATTTCATCTAAATTATTGTTTAGTTCTGGAAGTTCTTGTTGTATTTGTTCTCTTGCTTTTGTATTTTCGTCTAGCCTTAAATTAATCGCCTGTCCTTCTTTATTTATTGCATCTTGTTCACTCTTCTTATGTACATTTAAGTTATTTTCAAATTGCTTTTTCATTTCCTCAATTTTGTCGGTTTCATATTCTCTTTTACAAGTTGGACATATAAATGAATTAGGATCAAACTCTAATTTCATATTGCTAACATCATCCCACTTTTTATATAATTCTGCTTTTCTTTTT